TACCACTAAATGATGCGGTTGTTAATGCTAAACTTGCAGAACTAAATAAACTTGCAGTTGCTACGTTTAAATTACCTATTAATATTTGTTGAGCATTAGTAGTAATTACTAATGAACTAACTATTGTATCGTTTGATTGAGTATATGCGTTAAAGGAAGCCGTTGTAACTAAACTACCCGTATTGATTGTACTACCTGTTAAGTTAGCTCCATATATATTTGCTGATGTACTAATGTCGTTTGATGATGATATAGCACTACCTGTTAGTATTAAAGGTGTACTTACTATTCTCATCTTACCACCATTTAATGAAGCAAAATCTAAATTGCCGCCTGCTTGGTTTATAATTTCTAAATTAGTATATCCAACTGCACTACTACTCCAATATAAAGCATTTGTATATAATGCTTTTGTTTTATCTATTATTTGATTGCCAGTAAATGTATTACTACCAGTCGTTGCAAATGTACCATTCAGTGCACTTTGAGATGCAGTAAATGAGTTTAAATTAGTTATAGAGGTATTTACACTTGCTGTGTTTGCTTCTAATGAACTAACCCTTTGATTGTTAGATGCGGTATATGCGTTGAATGATGCGGTAGTAACTAAACTACCTGTATCTACACTAACACTACCTGTTAAAACAGGCACTCCATTAACAGTCAAACTACCTTGCACCTTTACACTACCCGAAAGAGTTTGTGTATCACTTAACTCATCTCCTAATTGGTTACTACCTGTTGAGAATATTACTGATGCTGTTTCATATTGTACATGTAATACACTTGCTGATATAATACCACTAACGTTTAAGTTACCTGTTATTGTTTGATTACCTGTAAATGTATTCCCACCATTTAATACTGCATACTCACTCATAGATTGAGTCAACTGCATTGCATCAATCATATCAGCATTGAACTCTCTTAATAATTGTGGAGTAATTAACTGGTCATTATTATTTGGAAAGTTAGTAACATTTTCCTGCAGTAATTGTTGTTTATTTAATGGCATATTCTAAAATGTTATTTTATTGGTTTAATGGAGAACCCACATTGAATCCTTCAGAGTATCCATCGGAGAATGCTCCACCAAATGTTGCAACAGGTGATTGAATTACTCCGATACCTTGCTGCATTAAGTGTCCTTTGCAACAACTAACATCGTAGGTATCCCTATCTAAACACAAACATGCTCTTCTACTGTTCTTAGGCGAACTTAGACCTAATGTAGGTCCTATGTATATACCACTATTATTCTCTCTATTGACAGAATAACGTAGGTTACCATTTCTACTGTTTGACCACTTGCCCATTTATACTATTGTTTAATTTAAATAACAACTACGGAGTAAGAAATTGTTATCGGTTATTCATTTTTGCAATACTCTCTCTATGCATTAAAGTTTCTATTAAAGATTTATCTGCTCTATATGCTAGATACAATAAACACTTCTCTAACGGCTCTTCAACAATGCTATTGAATTTGGTAATGTCCCCATCGGCAAGTTCAACAATTGTAGCATATGAGCCCCACTTCTTTGCAAAATTGGCTTGATGTTGTGAGGAAGCTCCATCTCCATCGTAGATTTCAGGGTATCGCTCAGCAAGTCCGTTAATAAATTGAATAAAAAAAAAAGTGCCCCAAAGTGGACATCCATTGGTATATCTAAAAATATAGTAGAATCTACTTTACCACTATATGGCTTTATACTATAATACTTATTACCTATCTTCTTCTCTACTGGTCTATATAGTATAGACATTATCTTTGCCCAATTATCATCTATTTGTATATCACTAAACTTAGTAATGTCAGAATATGCACCATAACTCATCTCTGATAGGTTAGGTTCAAATCCATACTCTACTCCATCTATATTTATAAACAGCTTCAATTCCAATTCAGTTTGTCCTAAGAAAGCTCCTAACTCATTCTTAATCATATTGTAATCATCAACTGCTAATCCTCTTAGATACTCAGCGGGTAGATTGCAAAGGTGCATAAGAAGTACAGCAACAGTTGCTTCCTCATCATCTTCATATGATTTTAATTCCTTTTGCAATTGTATCCACTTTCTTAAAGTAATGTCCGCATAAGATGTGGGTATTTTAATTTCTAATTCGCTTACCATATATTGTTTTGTTTTAATATTACCATTAATTGTTTTATTTTTGCATCACCATTCTTTACATACGCATCCATTGCTATTATCTTAGCTCTTAACTCTTCGTTCTCTTCTCTTAGTGATTGAGCAAATAGAATCAAGTCTCTTATCTCACCTTCATTCCATACCTGTTGCTTATCTAATACTGATGACATACTTTCCTTTGTTAGTTGCTTTTTGTGTTAACCTCATCATTGCTACATAACGTGCAGCATCTAATAAGTGGTCTAATCCTCCTTCAGGTGTATCCGTAGTATAACCATGCTTATCAGTTGCATATTGATAGGAATACATTTCGTTAATAAGGTTTTGTGATTTCTTATGTACATGCAGCTTATGATTCTGCATTACTGATATACCAAACTTAATACTATCCGGTCCTTTCTTTACAGCCTTTGCATTAAAGCCCATACGATATAGTTCTTCTATACTTCTCGGCTCACTACTATCACACCATATCTCTTCAGATTTAGTTATGTCTAATTTATTTAGTTTATCCGAAATATCCTTTAGTACTAATCCCTTCTCATATAGTATCTCTTCTAAGTAAAGGTTATCTCCATTCTTATATATTGCTACAACAGCAGTAGGGTCTTGTGAGTATCCCCAGTCCAAACCAAATGCTACGAACTCTGCTTCATAATTCTCAACTACTTCGAATGTGTATATTGCTTTATCATTTGCAGCAAACTCTCCTTTACCGTAGATAGTCCATTGCTTAGGGTTCTTATGTTGCAACTCTTCAATTGCTCTTACCATTTCGATAGGCAAGTATATGTTATCCTTATATGTAGTTATGTATCTATCACAATCTTGCATCTGTCTTAACCAATGATAAGGTGATACAGTAGGGTTATAAGATAGTATGATTCTGCCTGTTGTTCTTATACTTAACTGAAAGAAACTTTCTTCATCTATCTCCGATGCTTCATCTACGAATAGTATGTCAGACTTTAATCCTCTAAGTTTCTCCGGGTCATCTGAATTAATAAACTGAACTATACTATCACCCAATCTATATGTTCTGTCAGTTATGTTCCAATCGTTATCATTCCATACTCCCAAGCTCTTTAGTATATCGGTGAAATCTTTGATTATAGTTCGTTTAAGCGATGGAATGGTTCTACGCACCACTGTTATGGTTTGCGCCGATTCTAGCCCCCTTACAATGAGAAATTGGAGTATTGCATAAGTCTTACCACTACGAGTTCCACCAATGTGCTGAGAGACTCTAGCAGTTGATTCTAATAAATTCTCAAATGTAACTGTGGTATTAATTACTACTTCCACTATTTTTTACGTTTATATGTATCAATGTGTATCAATGTGTATCAATCGTTGCTTCCACTCTTTGTTATGTTTACTGATATAGTATGTATCCTTTGGTCTATCTCACCTCTCAATTCTGTCCTACTTAATTTAGGTAGGGTGAACTCCATTAGCTTCAGTGCCAATTCTATTGCACGTTCCGGGTCTTCCTTCCTTATCTTTTCTAAATCTGCTGACAGAGTGTTAAGTGTATTATCTACTGCTCTTGCAATTGTCAACTTCATCATCTCCGTAGAACGATTGATTGCTCCCTTAGGTCTACCCGTTGCTAACTTATGTCCTTTTGTAAATCCCATATTTTATTCTATTATTTAAATATAACATTATGGATTCCCTTTGTAGTTGATGATGGATGCATACTAACTAAAGAATAGTGTCCAAAATGTCCATATGATATTGAATCCAAATGTCAGTATGAATAGTATTCCTATGTATGCAATTAGTAGTATCCATACCTCTCCTCCTTTACATAACCATGTCCAAAGCTTTTTCATATATTGTTGATTTATTAATTCTTTTGTTTTTATATTTCTTTTCCAATTTTATTACTTCTCTTATTACTTGCTGATATATTCCTTTTTTTATTATATGGTTTGTCAAAACTATGACTTTCATTTCATCAGGCAACTTTCTTATGTTTGTATAACTTTCATAGATAGTACCATCCCAATCTGCTACACCTATTCCAGTGCCAAACTCTTCTGCAATCCTTTGATATGTTTCTTGTCTTATCAATCTATGTTTAGTTGTCTTGTATCTGGATAGTCCGTTTTGATTCTTCTCATTGATTTTCTTTGATTCTCCTTTAGTGTTTCATCATCTCTTCTATCTATTATCCATTGCATTATGCCGTTCTCTTTAATCTCTTTAAACATCTTATCGTAATGTGCAGTTAGTTCTTCTCTAGTATTACACTTATTAAGTTCTCTATATATTCTACGGAAACGGCTTTTAGCTTCACCACCTTTACTATCGAATGGGTAATGGTCTTTCTTAGGTCTCCTATTACTTTCAGTAACCTTTTTTTGTAGTGTGAGTGTACACGGAGTACATCTCCACGTTGCTCTAATAGCCCGAAATGGATTTCCACAATATCTACATATCCTATCTTCAGGTCCGTTCCACTTTGGTTTATTAAACATATAACTTATTTATTGTTCTCATCTATGTATGGATTATCTATAACTTCTTTTAGATGTTGTCTTATTTTCTTTACTGCTAAGAATGTTGTACTCTTACTTATCTTAATATCTTTTGCTAC